CCAAGCTTGGATACTCCTTTGATAAACAACTCACAGAAGTAGAGGCAAGAAGAAAGGGTAATGAAATTAGGAAAGCTTATGTTGCTGCCATTCCGGGTCTTAAGGAGCTGTTACAGGCTTGTGAAAGATGTAGTAAAAGAGGTTATGCAAACGCCATCGACGGTCGCTCTATCAGGGTGGACAAAGGGCATAAGTTTCTCAATTACCTCTTACAGGGAAGCGCAGCGACAATCGCCAAAAGATGGATGGTCACCGTAAATGAATGTTTACCAGAGGACTGCCATCAATTATCATTCGTACATGACGAGCTTAACTATGAATGTTACCCTCGTGATTGTGAAGAATTAGCCAAATGGCTCGAAATCTCCGCTAAATTAGCAGGAGAATATTACAACCTAAGATGTCCTATTGCAGCAGAAGCTAAAATTGGACTTACTTGGGCTGACGTACACTAAAACCACCATGAGATTATTAATAGATGCAGACTTCATAGTATATAAGTGCTGTGCAGCCTGCGAAACAGAGATAGATTACGGAGAAGACGTTATATTTGTTACATCTAACTTTTCTGACGCATATAAAGCCGTAACGAACGAAATATCTAACTTACAAACAATATTCGGCGATTTCGCCAAACCAATACTCTTTTTTAGTGACTCTAAGAATTTTAGGAAAAAAATTTCCCCAGATTACAAGGGTCATCGAAATAGAAAGAAGCCTTGCGGATACAAACGTGTCATACGTAACCTAGAGTTACAGTATGAAGTTATTATCACGCCATGGCTTGAAGCTGATGATGCAATGGGCATCTTTGCTACACAGTTCCCGGGAAATATTATTGTCTCACCTGACAAGGATATGAGACAGATACCCGGCAAGTTATATAATTTAGAAGATACCACCACCATCACACCAGAAGAGGGTGCTCAATGGCATCTTATACAAACATTAGCTGGCGATCAGACTGATGGTTACAGCGGAGTACCCGGTATCGGTGTTAAGAGAGCCGAGACACTATTTAAAAGAGAGGGGTACAGTTGGGCTACAGCCGTAGGAGCATTTCAAGATAAAGGATTGACTGAAGAAGATGCTTTACTAAATGCAAGGCTAGCTAGAATACTTACCATAGATGACTATGATACCAAATCAAAAACCCCAATCCTCTGGGCACCAGAACCCACTTATGAAGTTGACAGTGGAGCAGGACTTCAAGATGAGAGTCATTGAAGACCAGTTAAGAAAGAACTATGATAAGAAGGAAGATGTAATTACTGTCTTCCTTGCATTACAACGACAAAACTACGCATTATCTAATGCACTCAAGAACTTTATAGAAAATACTATTGTGATTTAAAATGTCTAACAGCTTAATCTCCCGCACTGGACGGGTACAGTCTTGGATAGATGATCCTACATCAAGGCTGCCCGTATCATGCACAACTTTCGTGGTAGAAGATACTATGGAAGGCGACAACGGCATCGAAGCTAGCTGGAGGTTTGCGAGTCATGCACTACGTTATGGTGCAGGCTGTGCTATCCACCTATCTAAGCTTAGACCAGCAGGCGCAACAAATGACAAAGGACTGGTAGCCACTGGGCCAGTCAGCTTTGGTAAAATATATTCAGCACTCAATGAAACACTCAGACGTGGTGGTGCTTACAAAAATGGTGCTATTGTACTACACCTTGACCTTGACCACCCAGATGTGGTCGACTTTATTACAGCCTCCCGCTCCGAGCTGCCTTGGGTCAAGCGATGCGTCGATATTGACGCTGACATGTGGGAAGGAGCAACTAATGATGTAAAAGAGTCTTTAATTTATGGAATCAAATCAGGAGATGTCTGGCTCAACAAAATCAGACACACAGAATCCGGGGAGCGTATCTATGGGAACGTCTGTCTTGAAGTATACTTGCCCTCACGTGGCACTTGCTTGTTACAGCATGTCAATCTCGGTGCCTGTACTCTCGACAACTTACAAGAGGCTTTCGTATCAGGCATGTCCCAGTTGTGTGATCTCCATGGCCGGACAGGTGTTGGAGAATCTGGAGAATACCTTACCCCAGAAATCGACAGACAAGTCGGGCTTGGAGTGTTGGGTCTTGCCAACTTCCTCAGACGTTACAGCATCTCCTACGAAGAATTTGGAGAAGCATTACGAAAAGTTAACCTCGGACATTCAGCAAACGACGCAGCTGGACTTGCCGCTTGGGGACTGAATACAGCTATCTTTGAAGCAGCACAGATAGCTAGACAACATAACATGGTAAGGGCGTTCGCTATTGCACCCACTGCCAGCTGCAGCTATCGCAGTAGAGACCTAGACGGCTTTACATGCACACCCGAGATAGCACCACCAATAGCTACAACCGTAGATAGAGATTCCGGCGAGTTCGGAGTAGAAAGAGTAGACTACGGCGACGTTGAGATAGCAAGTAAAGTAGGATGGGACGCATACAAGCGTGTAGCAGACGAAATTATGACGATGCTCGATAGGACTGGACTACTTCACGGATACAGCTTTAACAGCTGGAGTGATGTAGTAGAATACAATGAGGAATTTATAGAGGAGTGGCTTGAAAGTCCACAGACCTCTTTGTATTACAGCCTTCAGGTAATGGGTGATGTTCAGGATAAGTCTGACGCTTATGCAGCGCTAGCAGACACTGACATTAACAGTTACTTAGACGGTATATTAAATGATAATAAAATTGAATGTGACTGCGAACAATGAGAAAACATCCTTATCAAACATTACTAGAAAGAAAAAGAACATGGACACCAGTTGTCCCTACAAAAGGAGAGGTAAAATACGGTGCTGAAGAAACCATCAAACGTGCTCTCGCAATACGTCATATGGAGCTACCAGTTGGAGAATTTATTTCTCAAGGCTTGGAGAAGGAAGTCCCGCAAACAGCGAGGACACTTCTTGAGTCAAACGTACAAGACGAGATTAAACATGATCTCGCTTTGGGCTACATTGTTGACGCCCACGGTGCAGATCAGCAAGCAGAACTCGAAGCTTTAAGATTAAGAGATGCTTGGATTGCACACCCTGATCATACTATCACAAAGGCACTCGTTGCAGAGCGAGCTATATTCTTTGTTTTACTGCCTTTCTTTAGGTTTAATGGTGATGCTGCTCTCAGAACAGTATCAGCTGATATATCCAGAGATGAACAGATCCACGTTGCAACAAATAGCCTTGTATGTGCTGAGCTGGGTCTTAATCCTAGCTCTTCTTTGGATAAGCTTCGGAAGGCAACTATTAATTGGATAGTACAACCACTAGGCATTAATACTGACGATAAATATTTAGACAAAAAATTTTGGCTGGATGCGAGCGATCAGTTAATGTATCAAGGGAAAGCCCCACAGTTTTCCGACACAAGAGCAGCTCGCATGCCAGCATTTTTTGAACATGCAAACACAAATCTCCCCCAGTACGCTTAGTTTCCACTCAGAAAAACTAGAGAAACTGGTAGAGGATTTAGAGGCCAAGTTCGCTTGGCGTCCTGTCCACCCCAAGGAGGATTTAGCCTCCATTATGTATCGCTCCGGACAATGGGAAGTGGTACAATATGTAAAATCTATTTTAAACGAAGACAATGTGTCTATTTAGATCACCATCACCATCACCTATGCCTACACCAGCTCCTATACAACCAAGGCAGCCTGACGTAGTGCAAGCATCAAGACTACCTAGCAAGAAAGAGTTAGTAGATCCTGATGAAGTAGCAGGGGTAGAGTATGGTACAACAGCAAAGACTGCACCAAGAGGTACAGCTAAAAAGACTGGTACTGATGCTCTCAAAATTAATATCAACACACCAACATCTGGCGGAGAGAGTGGGGGATTAAATGTATAAGGCGAAGGAAAGATACAATCAATTGTCATCAGACAGAACACAGTTTCTTGACATGGCAGTTGAATGTTCTGAACTTACCTTACCTTATCTCATTACAAGAGACGACAACTATAAAGGCAAGCGACAACTGCTGCAACCATGGCAATCAGTCGGTGCTAAAGCTGTTGTTACATTGGCAGCGAAGCTTATGCTAGCTACCTTACCTCCACAGACTAGCTTTTTTAAGCTACAAGTAAGAGACGACAAGCTTGGAGAAACACTCGACCCACAGATGCGCACAGAGTTAGACTTATCATTCTCAAAGATAGAGAGATTGATAATGGATTTCATAGCCGCATCTAATGATCGAGTTCAAGTACACCAAGCACTAAAACACCTGATCGTTGGCGGTAACGCACTTATCTTTATGGGTAAGGATGGTCTAAAGACTTATCCTCTCTCACGATATGTTGTAAACAGAGACGGTAATGGTAATGTTATAGAAATAGTTACCAAAGAGCTAATTAGCAGAAAGGTTCTGGGGATAGAAAAACCTCCAGAGGAACAGGGACCGAACAGTGATTACCTTGGTCCAGATGAAGACGACGCTGAGGTATACACCTGTGTCAAGATGGATGAGAATAGCGGTAGTTGGAGATGGCATCAAGAAGTGGACAACATGATCCTAGAAGGTAGCCAGAGCACAGCACCGAAGAAAGCCTCACCATGGTTAGTGCTTCGATTCAATACAGTCGATGGAGAAGACTACGGACGTGGTAGAGTAGAGGAATTTATTGGAGACTTACGTAGTCTTAATGGGTTATCTCAATCTCTTGTAGAGGGTGCAAGTGTAGCCAGTAAGGTTATCTTTCTTGTATCACCTTCATCAACCACCAAGCCACAGACCTTATCTAAGGCTGGTAACGGAGCTATCATACAGGGTAGACCAGAAGACGTAGGAGTCGTGCAAGTTGGTAAGACAGCAGACTTTGCTACAGCTGCACAATTAGCAGCACAAATAGAAAAGAGAATCCTCGAGGCTTTCTTAGTTATGAACGTAAGAAATGCAGAGAGAGTTACAGCTGAAGAGGTACGCCTTACTCAGCTAGAGCTAGAGCAATCCCTTGGTGGACTGTTCAGCTTACTAACGGTAGAGTTCTTAGTACCCTACCTCAACAGAACTCTGTTAATACTACAGAGATCAAACCAAATACCAAGACTACCTAAAGATGTCGTTAGACCTAAGATCGTAGCTGGTATTAACTCACTTGGTAGAGGACAAGATAACGAAAGCTTAACTAGATTCATGGCTACAGTCGCACAGACACTAGGACCAGAAGCTCTTGTTAAGTTTGTTAACCCATCTGAAGCTATACAAAGACTAGCAGCAGCACAGGGTATAGATGTACTCAACCTAATCAGAACTCCAGAACAACTACAAGCAGAGCAAGAGAAGCTTATGCAGATGAAGGCACAGCAATCACTTGTTGACCAGACAGGACAGCTTGCAGGCACACCTCTCATGGATCCACAGAAGAATCCACAGTTAGCAGAGCAAGCCTCAACTGCTATCGAAGGTATCTCTGGAGCACCACCAGTACCACCACAAGAATAACATGGCAGCAGAAGAACAAACATTTACAGTTACAGATCAGCAACCAGAAACAGAAGTCCTTACCGAAGAGGAACAGGACTCTCTGGATGTTGGTGAAAAGTTAGTAACTGAACAAGAAGGATTACTAGCTGGTAAATATAAATCAGCTGAAGAGCTAGAGAAAGCATACAAAGAGCTAGAATCTAAACTAGGACAGCAAAACACAGAAGAGAAGGCTGAACCAGAGCCAGAAACTCAACCAGAAACTACTTCACTATCCGACAATGCTGATATAATTACAACAGCATCAGATGAGTACTATGCTAATGATGGTAAGCTATCCCCTGAGACCTTAGAAAAGTTCAAAGGTATGTCTAGCCAAGACTTGGTTGACGCATACCTAGAAGTAACTAAAAGCCCTGAGTGGCAAGCAGCACCTCCCGCACAGGTACAGGATGTTACAGAGAATCAGATTAATGAAGTTAAAAACTTTGCAGGCGGAGAACAAGAGTACACTAACATGATACAATGGGCAGGGCAGAACTTAGATGCTCAATCTATCAAAGCTTTTGATGATATCATAGCGTCTGGTAGTATAGAAACTATCAAGTTTGCCGTGTCTGGACTCAAGTCACGATATCAAAATGCAGTAGGATTTGAAGGTAAAATGGTGCAAGGTAAAGCAGCTCCTAACCGGGGCAATATATTCCGTAGCCAAGCTGAATTAGTAGCAGCTATGAATGATAAAAGGTATGATAGGGACCCTGCCTACAGGCAAGACGTTATCGAAAAATTAGACAGATCAGATTTAGGATTTTAATTATGCCCGGAAGAGAACCAAACCCAGAGGATGCACCATATAGACCATACGTTCCTCCTAAGAAAAAGAAAAAGAATGGTGGTGAGACTTACGAACAATTAGGATTACCACTCAGATTAGCTCAGATGAAGAAGAGGACTAACAACAATGTCAACGAAGCGTAAATCACTTAAGATAGCTAGCACACCTCAAGACGGTCGTGCACCTACTCATTTATTTTATAATAATCCATACCCCGGCGGTAAACCTGACTTATTTATAAAAACTCAGGATCGTATAAACGAATCTAAAAAGATGTTTAGGCTAAATACAGGTATTGATTTAGCTAGTGATGCTAAAAGTATGCACTATCCTACTGAAAAAGGTTTCTTTGTAGACGGTACAGGTAAAGCTTTTATGCAGACTAAAGGTAAGTTCTATGAAGCTGGAGAGTATAATCCTGACATACATGGACTACCTGTACCACTTGCAAAGCGAAAGAACCGATCAGAATTACAAATAGCATAATGGCAAAGTTAACACCAAGACAACAAACAACTCTTAAAAAACACGCCGAGCATCACACCACTAAACACATGGCGATGATGCGTAAAGAGATGAGAGCTGGTAAATCTTTTACAGCAGCTCATAAAAAAGCACAAAAAATGGTAGGTAAGTAATGACTAAGAAAAAGAAAAAAGGCACAGGCAAAAAACCAAAGGGCTACTAATGGGCAAGAAAAAGAAAATCAACAAGCCAGTCAAAGACTTGAAAGATTTTGATCATCCTAATGATCAGATTAATAAGAACAACTATATGCTCAAGGAAGGCCAGAAAAAGAAAAGAAACAAATATGTAATGAACTATGATTTCTTTTCAAAAGATAACAACAACGCTGTTTAAGAAGTAGGTAGCCGGCGACCCGAATCGTATCGTCCTCGCCATATGTATACTACCCACAACGAACTTATGATTACTACCGAATACGGTAAACAAAATATTTTTCCTACCGAAACTCCAGCGAGAGTTATTCCTAACTACCCTAAAAACACCAACCCTATTATGACACACGAAGCAGAAAGATTTAATGGCTGGGCAGCAATGCTCGGATTCGTAGCAGCCGTAGGCGCATACGCAACAACAGGACAAATCATACCCGGCATTTTTTAAATGGCACAAACTATCCAACTTACAAGAGAAACCAGCAACTGGGAAAGGTTTTGTGAGTGGGTAACAAGCACCAACAACCGCCTCTACGTGGGGTGGTTTGGTGTTCTAATGATACCTACTTTACTAGCAGCAACCACTTGCTTTATCATTGCATTTATTGCAGCACCACCTGTCGACATCGACGGTATTAGAGAGCCTGTTTCCGGCTCGTTATTATTTGGGAACAATATAATATCAGGAGCAGTCGTCCCCTCCTCTAACGCAATCGGACTACATTTCTACCCCATCTGGGAAGCCGGCACATTGGACGAATGGCTATATAACGGCGGCCCATATCAGCTCATCATCTTCCATTTTTTGATAGGAGTAGCAGCCTATGCTGGAAGACAGTGGGAACTATCATACAGACTAGGTATGAGACCTTGGATCTTTGTAGCTTACACAGCTCCATTGTCAGCAGCAGCAGCTGTATTTCTAGTCTATCCTTACGGACAAGGAAGTTTCAGTGATGGTATGCCTCTTGGTATTTCTGGTACTTTTAACTTCATGTTCGTATTCCAAGCAGAACACAATATTCTTATGCACCCGTTCCATATGCTCGGTGTTGCTGGGGTATTCGGTGGAGCTCTTTTCGCTGCTATGCACGGAAGTCTTGTTACTTCTTCGCTCATTAGAGAAACTACTGGATTGGAGTCTCAGAACTATGGCTACAAGTTTGGTCAGGAGGAAGAGACTTATAATATCGTGGCTGCTCATGGCTATTTTGGCAGACTAATTTTCCAATATGCAAGTTTTAATAATTCTAGGGCTTTACATTTTTTTCTCGCTGTTTGGCCCGTCACTGGCATATGGCTTACAAGTATGGGCATTTGTACCATGGCTTTCAACCTTAACGGATTCAACTTTAATCAATCCATTGTTGACAGTAATGGCAAGATTGTACCAACATGGGCTGATGTCTTAAACAGAGCTAACTTAGGCTTTGAAGTTATGCACGAGCGTAACGCACACAACTTCCCACTTGACTTGGCTTCAACTGAATCTACACAAGTGGCACTTACAGCACCTACAATAGGCTAATGTCACATCAAAGCAACATTGCTACAGCTTTTGTAACTAGGTATTCACCAGAACCAGAAGCTAAACAAACTGAAGAAAAAGAAGAAGAGAAAAAAGAAGAAGAATAATGCCACGTCCGTTCATCCTTCGGGACGCAGGCGATCTGACCATGGAACGGGGGTCAGGTACTGAGGATAATTATGACTCAAGTAGAACTACAAGCTCGAATCAAAGAGCAAAGAGATCACGCTAGAGCTATGAAACTTAAGTATCGTGGCATAGAATATACACCCAACAGGTAAATGGCATACTGGGAGGTTCGAGTCCTCCCTTACCTATTGGCTTTTGCCCAGTACGCTGGATACCTTAAGCCGTCTAGACGGTGGGATAGACCACAAAAAATCTCGAGACAATTAGTACTAAGCAATACAAACTTTTTTTAAACCAATATAATGGCACAACAGAATAGCACATTAACAACTAGCTTGACTAGTCCCGGTGCTGATAATGGTGCTGCTTCTACTACCACTGCTAGAAGAGCCCTTTATTTAAAGCTGTTTAGTGGAGAAATGTTTAAAGGTTTCCAGAGAAACACAATCGCTAGAGACCTTGTAATGAAAAGAACTCTTAAAAATGGTAAGAGTCTTCAATTCATCTTCACAGGTAGAACAACAGCTGAGTATCATACTCCCGGAAACAGCATACTAGGTAACTCCGATGGAGCACCTCCAGTAGCTGAAAAGACAATTACATGCGATGACCTATTAATCAGTTCCGCATTTGTCTATGAGCTAGACGAGACACTAGCACACTACGACCTACGTGGTGAAATATCCAAGAAGATCGGATACGCTCTTGCTGAGAAGTACGACAGAAAGATCTTCAGATCAATCACTAAGGCAGCTAGACAAGCTAGCCCAATTACAAAGACTAACTTTGTAGAGCCCGGTGGTACACAAATCAGAGTTGGTTCCTCAGGAACAGCAGCTTCTGATGCTTACGATTCTTCTAAATTAGTAGACGCTTTCTACGATGCAGCAGCTGCATTAGATGAGAAAGGAGTTTCTGGTGACGGAAGAGTTGGTGTGTTGAACCCAAGACAATACTACGAACTAATACAAGCTGTTGGTTCTAACGGTCTTATCAACAGAGACGAGCAAGGTGACGCATTACAGTCAGGTAATGGCATCATCGAAATTGCTGGAATCAAGATCTTCAAGTCAATGAACATTCCGTTCTTTGGAAGATTCGGTACTAAGTATGGTACTGCATCAGCAACAAACCCCGGAGTAACAGATCCCGGCAACACAGGTAGCTTCACAGAAGTAACAATGGTTGACGAGACAGCTGGTTCCGGTGCTACTAAAACTGTAAACTCTTACGGTAATGGTGACTCTGACTTCGAGAACTCATGCGGACTTATCTTCCAGAAGGAAGCTGCTGGTGTTGTTGAAGCAATCGGACCACAAGTACAGGTAACATCTGGAGACATTTCAGTTGTATACCAAGGTGACGTAATCTTAGGTCGCCTAGCAATGGGAGCTGACGCACTTAACCCTGCTGCTGCTGTCGAATTATTCGCTGGTACAGCAACTAAGCCATCTTCATTTGCTTAATTTTTATATTTTATACGGGAGCTTCGGCTCCCTTTTTTCTTATGGCTACCACAACTATTGAAACCGATACCGAACTATCCGCAGTTAACTCAATACTGGGAGCTATCGGACAAGCACCAATAACACAATTAAAAGACCCTACTACTGGGGCAATAACTAACGCTAACCCAGAAATACAATTTATATATAATCTACTACGTGATGCTAATGTTGACACACAGTCGGAAGGCTGGCATTTCAACAGAGAACGTCATGTAACATTTAACAAAGATTCTACCACAAATAAGATAGCTATATCAAATGACATAGTTAAGATAGATTTACCAGATAACTGGAGCAGAAGACATTATAACTTTGTCAGACGTGGCGGATTCTTATATGATAAGATCGAGCATACTGATGTCTTTACTGACATGGCTGACTCTATCGAATTAGACGTTATTAGATTATATAACTATGAAGATCTACCTCCTGTATTTAAAAGATACATAACTTACAGAGCCTCACGTATGGCAGCTACACAGCTTGTAGCTAACCCACAACTTGTACAATTATTAGGACAGCAAGAAGCACTAAGTCGTGCCTCTCTTATGGAGTACGAGTGTAACCAAGGCAATCATAGTATGTTTGGATTTGAAGATGATACAGCATACACAACTTATCAACCATGGAGAAACCTTAGAAGATAATGGCAGGCATTACACAAACTATCCCTAGCTTTGCCTCGGGCATTTCAGAACAACCAGATCACTTAAAATTCCAAGGACAGCTAACGGATATTGTTAATGCAATACCTGATATTACACTTGGATTATATAAAAGACCGGGTTCAGCACGTATAGGAACCACACCTTTATCTAATGTACAGAGTGGTGGTTCTTGGTTTCATTACTTTCGTGATGAGACAGAAGGATCTTATGTAGGTCAAGTAGCAGCCGATGGGCAAGTCCGAGTATGGAGATGCAGCGATGGTCAGTTAATGACTACTGCATACGGTACTGGTGGACAGACTGCAATACAAAATTACCTTGCAACAAGTGAACCAGAAAATTTACAATTCCTTACTATCAACGACACTACCTTTATTAGCAGTCGTGATAGTACTAATGCTAATACTTTAATAGGCGAGACTGGTACTACAGATGATAGACCAGAAGCTCACTGCGCTATGGTCGAACTACTACGAACAGAAAATGGACGTCAATACGGTATTAATATATACGATAGCTCTGCTACTTCTAGCCTTACTACTGTAAAACGAGCTACTAAAGTTAAGATTACAGGTAATAATTTTGATGAAAGTGATGGCTCAGGTCACTGCCCCGGTATAGGTACAGAGGTATATGCTGTTACAGCTGCTGGAAGTTATGGTGCTACAACTAATGTAGTACATGTTAAAAACAGCGGTGGTACAACTATTACAACAGGTAAAAATAACTTAACATTCCGTCTGACGGCTTTAGGTCAGCAAGGTGTTAGCCCTAACTATAGTGCTGACTCTAACGGACCGGGTGGTGATAACTACAGATGTAGCTACAACTTAGAGGTTGTATTACTACATGGTGGAGAAGGTTGGGATGTTGGTGATGTTGTGCGTGTCGAACCAGAACACGCAGCTACAGCTAGCAGCTCTGATGGTCAAGCATACATAGAAGTTACTGTTACAGAAATAGAAACTACACAGGTTAAAGCAACCGTATCATCAGCAGGCGATGGACTTATACGTCCAGCTCCTACACCATTTGATGCTGATACAGCTGTAACGGCTGATACTATATTAGCTGGTATTGTTGATGGTTTACCAGCTGGTATTAGTGCTAAGGTTATAGGACCGGGTATATATTTATCGAGTGCTAACCCATTTAACGTAGAAATAGCTGAAGAAGATCTCATGAGAGTCTTCCAAAAATCAGTAAATGATGTTACATTACTACCTAATCAATGCAGACATGGATATATAGTAAAGGTACAAAATGCTAGAATGTCTGACGAAGATGACTACTATCTACGATTTGATGGAGAAAATCAGCTAGATGGTGCGGGTGCATGGTCTGAATGTGCAAAACCGGGTATAACTAAAACCTTAACTAATATGCCGTTAGTTATACAACGTACAGCTACAACCACATTTACAGTTAAACAGTTTACATACCAAGATAGGCGAGTAGGAGATGATAATACTAATCCTATGCCTACATTTGTAGGTAAACGTATTAACAAAGTCTTGTTTTTCCGCAACAGATTAGCATTATTAGCAGGCGAAAACGTCATATTATCTAGACCGGGTACATTAGGAACCCCTGATTTCTTTATAGAATCAGCTCTTACTGTGTCAGCTAGTGACCCTATTGACATATCTGCCGCATCTATGTTCCCATCTGATATATTTGATGGCATAGAAATTAATGCTGGATTGTTAGTATTTAGTACAAACCAACAATTTTTATTATCTACAGATGATACAGTACTAAATCCAGATACCGCCAAGCTGCGTAGTGTATCTACATTTAATTATAATAAAGATATACCTCCTATATCGCTAGGTACTACCATATCTTACCTTGATAACTCTGGTAGATTTAGTCGATTAAATGAAATGGCTAATACATCTAGAGAAGGAGAGCCTAATGTTGTAGAAATTAGCAAGCTAGTTCCTACATTATTACCAAAAGATTTAGATTTACTCACAAACTCTAGAGAAAACTCTTTAATACTTATAGGTAAAACTGGCACAGATACAGTCTTTGGATATAAATATTTCAATACTGGAGAAAAAAGAGAACAACAAGCTTGGTTTAAATGGAAACTTAACAATCCGTTACTATATCACTTTATTATAAATGACGAATATTTTTTTGTAGATACAGATAATTTCTTACAAAGTCTAAAACTTATACAATCAGACGATGATCCTATCATTACTAGAGCTGAAGATCTAACTTTTATGATACATTTAGATAACCACACTACAGTCAGTGGGGGTAACTATAATGCTGATACAAATATAACTACATTTAATAGTGTTAGCTGGCTTTCTAATGTTACCACACCTAACTATCAGCTTGTAGTTATTGATGAAGGAGGTACACCAGCTCCTACTGATCAACAAGGTAGATATGCTGAATGTACAGTATCAGGTACAAGCTTTACTGTACCGGGAAATTGGCAAGGAGACACATTTAGAATAGGTTATTTATATGAATACTTAGTTAAGTTTCCTACAATTTACCCGAAAAAAATCTCGGGGGAAAAATCCTTTGCTGATGTTAATTCATCACTTATTTTACATAGAATTAAATTACACTTTGGTAAGATAGGTCTATACGAAACAACACTTGAACGTGTAGGAAAAGATGATTACACAGAAGTGTACGAGTCAACAGCTATGGATTCTTACAGTGCATCAAGAGTACCTTACTTAGAAGAAGATATTAAAACTATACCTGTCTATGAAAAGAATAAAAACGTAGATATTACACTTAAATCAAGTCACCCAGCTCCAGCTACCCTAAGAGCAATGGCATGGGAGGGAGACTATTCACCATTATTTTACAAACGTGCCTAATTATATACACCCAATTACGTTGGAGGCTGCTACAGAAGTGGCCTCTAACCTCCGTCCAGACGACCTCAGAGAGGTTCAAGAGGGTCATGGGATAGATCATAGCGAGCTACCTTTTCTCATGGCTCACAACCCATCCTACGTGTATTTCACAGTGCCTGACGGCAAGACTGCTGGCATGGCCGGAGTAGGAGATAAAGGTGATATATGGATGCTTTGCACTCCTGATATACACCGATACCCAATTACATTTGCAAGAGAGGCCAAACGGTATGTCGATAGCCGTAAAGAACCCCTCCTCTGGAATATAGTTGACAGTAGAAACAAAGTACATTTAAAATTACTTAAATTTCTAGGCTTCAAGTTCTTACGTAAGTTTGAACATGGACCAAATAATATACAATTTATAGAATTTTGCCGTGTGCATAGATGCTAACGCTGGTGCAAGACATGCAGCCAGACAACGATGGTTGGAGAAAGACGCTAAGTTTCGCTCTGACTCGTTAAAATTTTGGAATAGAGAAACCTCAGCTCAACGTGGCATGGATCGTGCTGCTACAGGTTATAGCCGTGGTATCTCAGACGATTATCAAAGAGCTTTATATGTCCAAGGACAGGGGCGACAGGCTTATCAACAAGGATACGTAAAGTATCTACAACAAAAAGCTACAGTAAACGAGGGTGGTCAAGCTAGACGTCGTACTACCGGAGTACGAGCTCTGATGAGAGCTAAAGGTAACTTAGAACAGGCTACCAGATCAGAGTTTGGAACTCAGATGCAGAGACGTTACAGAGGTCGACTGTTAAAACTACAAGCTACACAAGCTGATGTAAGAAATAAATTAGGACTCACACCAGAGTATGGAGCACCTGTATTAATGCCTCCAAGTGATAGATTTAGTGGTGCGTTAAGTATTGCTAGTCAGGTCATAGGTATTGCTTCTGGACTAGGTCCAAATGGATTAGACATTTTAAAGCTTTAAAATTATGTCATCATCATATTTCGAGTCATTAGGTAGAAAGGAGTCTGAACCCTTTACCTATGATAATCTAAACTACGCAGAAACAGAACCAGATCTCGTAGAAGCCACCAACAAACAGATAGACGAAAACATTAAAGATCGTAAGCAGTTCTTCCAAGATAATATAGACTTATATAACGCAACTATGACAGCCCGTAGTAAACGTTGGAATGATCTAGCACAGCTTACTAAATCTGGTAAGCTAATACTGGATAGAAGAAGAACATATAAAGAAAGTGAAAATAAATGGGACGGTTGGACTGCTGCATATGAAGATCCGAAAACAAGATCTGAATTTATCAGCAACTCTATACTTTATGAAAATGAGAATAAAGAAATAAAAGTAGAAGGATCTAGAGAACATGGAATAATGCTACGTACTGGTGAATCCAGTGATAATGTACCTATGAAGCCTACAGATATAGCTGATTTTAATTTAGTTATACAGTCTGGTGATTTTGATAATGGTTTACAAGCTATTAACGAAATGAACGCTCATCTTCCTATGTATATGAGTATTGCTAAAAACTCACTCATGGTTAATGGTAAGCTTCATGCTGATATGACTTACTCAGAAAAGCAGCACTGGAGAAAAGTTGCATATGCTAGATACGCAGAAATGTGGATGGCAGAGCATCCAGAAATTAAAGAAAGAGATATAATCTCTAAGTTTGTAGGTAATGTAAAAGGTATCGAGCGTGACTGGGATGCTGCTGCTTCTGATATGCACAAAGATGCAGCTAACGAAATAGCTACTGGTTATCAGACTACAGGCTTAATTAATAGCTTTAAAGCTGCTTCAGCTAATTATTATAATGGTAATCAAGATGCGATTGTTCATAGCCTCTTTAGTCAAGACAGCTACATACAAGAACGAGTAGCTCATTATGAAGGGTTAGGTATGGCAAATCCATACAAACTAGCTAACGATGATCTTGTAGCATTAATTACTGCACCAGAAAATATAGGTTTATTTACTGAGAATGAGATACGATATCTTACTCAAGTACATAGTTTTGTTCCAGAAGGTCAGAAAGGTGAAAAAACTTATGTGGATATTCAGGACCAAAATGTTGTCAAAATTAATAATGCTTGGAACAAAAGAAAGACAAAAGAATCAAAAGAGTTCTTAGAGAATGAATTAAATGCTTTAGAGATTCAAGTAAATGAAGGTGATTATGTAACTAGAGAGCAGTTGAACGATTATTTTGCTCATCCTGAGTTAGAGCAGAGAGCCAGTGCTTTACTTGATAGAAGCAACGATAATAGAAATGCACTAAAGCGAAGTGAGTTTGATATTCAACGTACTAAAATTCATCGAAATATTGAAACATATGTTCAAAACAACTTTAAAGAATCTAGAGATTATAATTGGCGATATAATAAAGAAGGAGCTATTTTAGCTAAAGCTCAGGCACATTTTTCAGTGAAACTCAGGCATTATCAAAGTATAAATCAGGACAATGCTGGTGCATTAGCTGCACAAGATGTAATAGATGAATTACATAAGGGTACATGGGATAATGTAAATACCGCAGTATATACAAATGGTAATCGTGGTAATGATTTAAAATCAGCAAGAACAGCTTATAATACTGATTTTAATAAAACTCTTAATGCTAAACAAGCTCATGTATGGGAGGAACCTTATGTAAAAAATGCTATAGAGTTCTTTCAACCTGATTCTAACGTTGAGCTTGACGGGTACTGGACACAAATAGCTAAAGATCACCCCGGTGTTAGTCCATTTAAGTTAGCACATGATAGACTTGTAGCTCTCGGATACGCCAAACCTAATCCAAACTTTGGAGTCAGGTTAAATATGCCTAAAAACGATATAGAATTACTTGTTACCAAAACTGACTTTGCTAAGATTAACAGGGTTATGCTAAGTTCAGATGAAAATATGAACGAAGTATTAAATTCTATACAAGATCCAAAAGTTAATGATAATGGAGGAATAGATGCTATTAAAGTTAATAACAAATATCAACCTTACGATCCAAAGAATGAAGTTAAATTATCTGAAATGACTGTTGGAGAAATTCTAGATAAAGTACGTAGTGGTGAGATTAGTGGAGATACAGAATTAGGTATTTACGGACTTAAAGGTGATGCTTTTAGGGACTTAGCATTACACGCTAACTTAGATCTGAATAGAACTTTTGACCAAGATACTCAAACTTTAGTACTATTAGAAAGATTAAGATACAAGTCAAATAACAAGCTTCAATTTAGAGATTCTGATTTTACATACAGAAGACTTGTAAATGTACCAGAAGAGGACAGAGAAGAGTTTAAATCAATTATAGGTGACTTAGGACCATTTATGGATCTAAACACTTTATTACCAGCTGCTGCTAATGAGTTAGTAGAGACAAACATGAATTAATTATGGATGAAAATAGAACCACTGACTTTGACCCAGTCGAGCAAAGTATAAATGAAATGGGGGCTAACTTAGAAGAACAGTTACGCCTAGATGAACAAAGAAAATTAAGCTTACAAGAGGAAGAAGACGAGAGAACGAAACGAGCTGAACTCTTGCAAGGTGATCCTAGAGACCAAGATCAGTGGGGACTACGAGCATTAGCTAAAGAAGGTCAATCCATACTGTCTGGAGGATTACAAGATACAGCTTCTTCCGTAACAACCTTCGCTGAACGTACCACAGATGCTTTATCTGGTGAGATGCAGCGAGAGAAAGAAGAGACAGGTTATTATAGACCTGAGTGGGACCCATTTGTTGACCATGATGATCCTATAATAACAAAGACATGGTGGGGTAAATTACTTAGAGGTACAGTACATTTTGGTTCGTTAGCTGTTGGTACAGTATTAGCAGCCAAAGGGCTAGCCGCTACAGGTGTACCTATACTAGCAGCCGGTGCTACTGGTCTTATGGGTATGGGTACTATTACAAGAGCTATGGCTATTGGTGGCTTATCTGATTTAATATCTAAAGAATCAGATGGTCATAATGCTTTAGGTTCTTTACGTGACCACTATGGCTGGATGGATACTCCGTTAAGTACAAAAGAAACGGACCATCCTATTATGATGAAGTTTAAAAACATTGTCGAAGGTATGGGCATTGGTCTCATATTTGACGGTGCAGCTCACTTAATAGGTAAAGGTAGAGCTGGTGTTAAGAATCAAATTATAAAACGTAATTCAAGTATAGAAAACCAAACTACTACACAAGCTTTAGCACAGATACGTAGAGGTGATACAGAGTTTCGTGCTGCTAAAAATGCTCCTATCGCACAAAGACATCAGGGTGCTGATATATCGGAAGTTGACCCCGGTAAAGCTCGAGATCAATTAAAACGTACACGTCAAGACTGGGGATCTGAAGATGGATCTACAGGCTCTGTTACTACATCCGTAGAGCGTGAACGTATAGTTAGAGAGAGTGGTACAACTGACGAGATAGTTGAACGTACCTTACGAGGTTTAATGAGCGATGATAAGTTTAAAGCTGAGTTAGACTCAGTAAAAGGAAATAGAAAAGCTCTAGCTGACATATGGCGTGATGCTATTACAGAATATCATAAGATAACAGACGGCAGAAATGCTATGGAAATGTCAGGAGAGGATTACTTAACTGACTTATTTAACAAACAAAAAGCTACTATACCTTTAGGTGATGAAGTATTTGAGACTTGGTCTGCTGAAACAGTTGTAACAGCTGATTTAGTTGTAGGATCTTTGCTTAAACAGCTTCGTGATACAGGTATAGCTGGCAGAGAACTAGCAGAATTTGTGTCTTTAGATGACATAGATGGTCCAGCTCAACAAATTATAGATACTATGCTAACAGCTATGTATCAAACCAAGAAGTCTCGATTCGTAGCTTCTGATTACTTTAGATCTTTTGGTGCTGGTAAGACTAAATCACAGTTGAATGATGCAGTCAACGCTGCTGTTCAAGCCGATATGGAAGATGTTAAAGATTCTATATTATCAATACTTAAAATAGCTAAAGATGATCCAGATGATAACTTATTAAATGCTTTATTTGAAGCGTTTACTATGATGAAAGATGTAAATAATCTAGATGACTTCGATAATTGGGCAAGAAAAGTATTAAAAGGTGGTCAGTTAGGAGGAGAAGGACCAGATCGTACTGGTGCATTAATACGTAACTTACAGGAAATGATAAGTCACAGTGTATTAAGTGGACCTAAAACTCCAATGCGAGCACTTTTAGGTACAGGTGCTGCAACATTTCTACGTCCTTTATCTACCTTTATGGGTGCAATGTTAAGATACCCACTTACTGGAGATAGTGCTACTATACGTGGTAGTATTGCGTCTATGAATGGTATGTTAGAAGCTTTACCAGAAGCGTTCGACCTATTCTTTACAAAGCTAAATGGTTACTGGAGTGGTGACATATCCACAATTAAGACTAGATATATCGAATTTAGTAAAGGTGATTATAATTGGGAACTAGTACGTAGATGGGCAGAAGATAGTGGTCGGGCAACTAAGGAAGATCGAGCTATCTTTGCATTTACAAACATGATTCGTAATGTAAACAATACTAATCTCTTTACTTACTCTACTAAGATAATGGCAGCGACTGATGATGCCTTTACATTCTTATTAGGTAGAGCTAAGATGAGAGAAAAAGCGATGCGTAGAGCGTTGGAATTACGAGGTAATGGAATAGAAGTTCCTAATCTTACACCTGATTTAATGAAAGCTTATCAAGATGATTTCTATACAGAGATTTTTGATGCTAATGGTAATATAAAAGACGATGCAACTATGTTTGCAAAGAAAGAAGTTACACTTACACAAGACTTAACTGGCTTTGCTAAAGGCTTGAATGATGTGTTAACTGCTAACCCTTATGTTAGACCTTTCTTCTTATTTGCCAGAACTGGTGTAAACGGATTATCTTTAACCGCTAAACATACACCCGGGTTTAACTTTTTAGTTAAAGAATTTAACGAGATAGCATTTGCTACTCCTGATAACTTAGCAGCTGTTAAAAAGTATGGAATTAACACAGCAGAAGAACTATCTAATGCTAAAGCTTTACAAACAGGTAGGCTCGCAATAGGCTCTGCTGTTACATTTATGGGTATCAATGCTTGGATGTCTGGAAGACTTGCAGGCAATGGACCAGCTGACAGACAGATGCGTCAAGGATGGATAGATGGTGGTTATGAGCCTAGAACTATTGAAATTGGTGGTGTTAGAATAGGTTATGATTCTATCGAACCTTTTAACCTTATCCTATCTACAATCGCTGATGTAGGTGATGCTAGTATGTTAATGGGTGAAGAGTGGACAGAAAAAGAACTTCAAAAGATATCATTAGTTATTGCACAAGCTATTTCCAGTAAGTCTTACTTGTCAGGTATTCAACAGTTAGTTGACCTAGCTGCTGGTCGCCCCGGTCAGTTTGAACGTATTTTTGCAAGTATAACTAATAATACTGTACCTATGGCTGGTTTACGTAATGAAATTGGTAGATTAATTACGCCTTATATGCGTGAAATTAACTCAGGTATTCTTCAATCTTGGCGTAACAGAAACTTAGGGTCAGAGAATATTCCCGGAGTAGATGCCTTACCTATTAAATATGATATGTTAAATGGTAGACCTATCAAAGATTGGGATTTTATGACTAGAGCATTTAATGCTATTAGCCCAATTTCTCTTAATTTAGATAGTAACCCAGCTAGACAACTTTTATTTAATAGTGGCTATGACCTTAGAATGTCTACTTATTATGCCCCAGATGGTACAAACTTAACAGATAACCCAGAAATAAGATCTAGATTTCAACAAGCTATAGGTGAGTTGAACTTAGAATTAGATTTAGATAGGTTGTCTAGAGATCCCAGAATCCTAGAATCTATAAAATTAATGCAAGCTGATATACGAGCCGGAAAACGTGGTGAGTATAATGCAAGAGACTATTATCATAATATAGTAATTGATCGCTTATTCAAGCAAGCTAGAGTATTAGCTTGGAATAGAATTAAAGATGAGAAGCCTATATTTGACTTACGTTTACTTCAACAAGCAACTGGAGCATTACAAGATGCTAAAGCGCTTGAATCTTACTCATTATTAAATATGTACAAATAAATGGCAGAAACTATTGACGAAAAAGGTAAAGTAAAATCTACTAAAAATCAGAAACCTTGCCCTTCTGGTTTTTTTAGAAACCCAAAAACTGGAAAATGTGAACAAGCTGGTGTCGGACCACAGTATAAACCATAGGAATTTTAAATAAATGGCAACAACCTTCGTAGATTATACAGGAGACGGGAACGCTACGAAGGCGTTTTCTTTTCCTTCCATAAAAGAAGCTGACGTAAAAGTAACAGTAGATGAAGTACTGAAATCGTCAGGTACACACTACAACATTACTAGCTACACAACAACAGGTGGCGGTAATGTTGTATTTACTTCTGGTAATATACCAGCAAGTCCAGCAGCTATACGTATTTTTCGTGATACAGCCGTAGATACTGCAAAGGCTACATTTGTAGCAGGGTCGTCAGTTAAAGCTAATGATCTTAACAACAATCAAACACAACTTTTATATGCTGTACAAGAAGAACAGAATATAGTTAGTTCTACAACTACAGTAAAAGGTTATATATCTGCTGCTGATAAAACAAAACTAGATGGTATTGAAACAGCAGCAACAGCCGATC